ATTTCATTGGTAAACTCAAAATCATAATGATTGCTTTCGGTTGTTTCAAAACTTAAAATATAAATAATAGCGTTCATTCTTATTATCATTCCCGTAATTATTCTTTTGAATTGGTCGATGTCGGTTTTTAAATAAACAACGTCTCCAATTTTAAATTTAGTTTCTATAAGCATCATTTAATATATTGCTTGCACTCAATCACAAACGCTTCAAAATTGGTGTTGGCGTTTATATAAATCCTTTTGCTTATTTCGGTTTCTTTGTCTGTTTTAATCAGTTCAAAATAAGTTCCCGAACCTTTAACCTTGAAAGTGTCGGTTTTTGTTTTCTTAATTGTTTTTTCCATTTTAGTTATTTAAAAGCTGTTAATACCGTGTAAATTCTGAATCTATGAAACTTAAATTGCACTTTGAAATAGCGAGCGCCTTTGAGTTGCATTTTTTTAACGAATAAAAGAAACTCTCTTATGCGTACCCTACGGATTGAAAAGATTAAACCGTCAATTGGTTTGCCTTTTTTCGGTATGATTGTTTTTGTTTTTATTGGTATGATGTTCATAGTTTAGTTGTTTTTTAAAAGTATTTTATCAGAATTATTAAAACAATGGCTTATAAATTTGGCGTGTTTTAATGCTTCATATCTTTCGATTGTGGTTAGCATTATACTGTCTTTTGTAACAACATAAGGTATCCTTGCAATTTTATATTTACCACCTAAACTTATTCCGATAACGTTCCAAGCATCTTTACTTTCGCTATGTTTAACTTCCGTTTTTATATTTGGGTTTTCCATAGTTACTTATTAAATACTTTTTTCGCAATTTTTAAAGTTTCTGTCGCTAATTCGTGTATTATTTTGCCCTTTTTATAATCTCTAATTAATAGATAAATTATTAAAGCTGTTTGTGTTATTTCTGTATAATTCATAGTTTAGTTTTACGATTGCTTGTGATTCAACTTGGCTTGTTTCTTTTCGTCTTTCGTATAATACGATTGAGCTTTTACCAAGTAGTTTGTTTTGTCGTCGTGCATAAAGAAATTTCTAACGATTTTTGTGCCGTCTTTCTTTCTCTCTATTTCCATTGTTACTATTCTCATATTTAGTTTAGTTTTAAATTTCTACGGATTCTCCCATTGCTTGTAATTCTTCTTTTTTCATTGCTTCCAATTCAAGTGTTGTATTTTCAACCCAAGGATTGTTTTTTACGGCGGTTTCTTGCGACATAATTGGTTTACCTCCAACGGCCTCGCTTAAGGTTGTGATTATTTCAGCCAAATTGTCCGGAAGTATTGATGTGAATTTAATCTGAATAGGTGAATTTTTAAGCGTGTTTGCGCTTGATAAATCTGTTATTTTTGATGTTCCTGCTTTAATTAATGAGATTATACGCTCAATAGCGATTATGTATTCCGTTTCACTGAATTTAGCCTTGTTGATTGCGCCCATAAACATAAATCTTAATGCCGTTCCGCTTGTAACTCCAATACCTTTAACGTTGTTAAAAGATAAGTCGGGCGTATCTGTTAAACCGTAAATGTGGTCTTTGCTTATTTCGTTTTCTAATCGTATCGCTTCCGGCGCTTGTTCCCAAGTTAAATACTGAACGTCGCCTTGCACTATTTTACCGGTTGTATCTACGGTTTGAGGAATGTTTATTGATTTTCCCGCCTCGTTTTTGTCTGGCATTGAAGTAACCTTGCCAAATATTTTGGCGATAGGTGCTGCAAAATAAGAGTTTGTGTCGGTAAACTTTGAAAATGTCATTTCGTTTTGGTCGATTAATTCCTTTACGATATGCCAATCCGGCAAGTCCTGAGACAAATAAACGATAGGTATTTTACCGTATAAATTCGCCTTACTATCTACTAAAGTCCATCCGGCTTCTAACTTTGAGAACTTCATTGTTTCAGTTGCTGTAAATACCCAAGCGTTTAAAACTTCTTTACCGTTTTCGTCTGAGGAGCTGAAATTCCAAGTAAATGCTTTCATATCACCGTAAGAATCGAAATAAGGCGCGTATGTTCCATTGTCAGAGCCATAAAGCCTAATCTTAAGCACTGGCACTTCTTTGCCCTCGTCATTCATTTCAATTTCTTCAAAAAAGAATAACACGGCCTCGGTTTCGCTTTTAACCATTTCACAGGCTTGTTTCAATTTTGAATCCATACGGTTTGAATCCCAAACGTTTTTTATGATAGTCAATGCGGGCTCGTTTTCTGACAACAATTCAATAGGTGAGCCAAACAAAAAAGACGTTGCTGAACGTACTATTTTTTGTTGGTAGTTAATCGGTATTTTAGCCACTACAACTGTTTTTGCATCCGCGCCTTTTCCAACTGATTTATCCAATCGGTTTCCCACTTGTGATTGCCTGATTGTACGCCCGCCTGCATACTCTTTTTTGTGGGTTAAAACGTCGGTCTTTTTTTTCGCGTTTAATAAGTTCAGTCCTTTTGCAACATCGCTTAACAATAACTCTTTTACTTGTTCAAATTCCATATTTTTAGTTTTAGCTGTTTTTTAAAATATACCCAGTTCATCCACTGAGTTTTCTGTTGTGTAAATAATTGATTTATTTGATAGTCGTCTGAACGCATATCTCGCGGGGTCAATTAAATGGTTGTAATTATCTATAGGTATTCCCGCTTTTTTATCGTTCCAGCAATAGTTATTTAATTCTCTCTTTAAATTAATGCTTTCGGGGTCAATAATCAATTCATAATCCTGCATTGCGAGTATTCCGGCTTTTATACTTCCCGGTCCTTTTTCGCATTCAACGATGTTTAAACCCTTCTTTCTTAATTCTGTTATCAATCTACCCTCAGCGTTATCCCCGACAATTAAATCATCTTCATTTTCAATATTAGCGGTGTTTAAATCATAAATATCGGTTGTGCTTAACCTTGATTTTTCTTTATAAAACTTTTCTTGTAAGTATATTTTTTTCTGCTTTTCGTCTATTGCTAATTTAATCAAGGTTGTTGGATCAATAGTAAACCCGTAATCTTGGCCATAACAGTAGGGTAGGGAATTATCAAACTCGCCGACTTTATAACTAAATATAGTTCCCTCAACCTGATTCGCCCACCTTCCAATTATTTTTAGAGCGTATTTTGTTACAAGTAAATCTTTTTGTAGTTGGTCTAATTTCTTTTTTTCTTCTTTATAGTGAATTGAAGCCGTATCATTAGCTGCTTTCAATTCGTTCAATATTGATTCAGATTCTTTAATAGCATCTAAAATCAAAAGATGTTCTGCCCTTATGTCCGCAACCTCATTTAAGAACTCTTTAGAAAGATTTTCTTTATTGTCGTAATAAGTGGTGTGTATATGTAAAACGTCCGGGTGCGTTGATATTTGAACCGGTATATCGTCAATATAAACGGTTTTACTCGTCTTTTCTATATACTTTTTAAAAATCCAATGATCTATATTTGTAGGGTTTAAGATAATGATAACCCTGTTTTTAACGCCTTTTTTTCTTATTGATAGTTTGATTGTGTCGTATTCCTCTTCGCTTTCCCATTCCTCAGCTTCATCGACTACAAATGTAGTTAGGCCCATTATTGACTTTAACCTTGCCGTTTGGTTTCCGCTTGATGTTTTTATACCGGAAAACATAATTCTACTTCCTGAGTACCTGTTTACTATTTCGTCTTTATTTATGCTAAAATACTTTTCAGTACCTTCTAATTCAATTTTTTCGTTAAACTCTGGTATAATTGACTTTTCCGCTGACGTCATTGTGTATCTTGTAATTAAGATAACGTGGCCACTTTCAAAGGTTAATCTTTCTGAGAATGTTTGTGCGTTAAATGACTTTGCGCCACCCCTTCCGCCAGTTAATAGTATTATAGGCTTATCTGTCGTGTAAATTGGCTCATATATCGCTTGAATATCAATCATTGCTTTTACTTAGCCAGTCTTCTATATTCTTAGAACCTTTTAACTCGTGTGTAGTTTCTGTTTTATCTATCCAACCCATATTTTTTAAAGCAAATATAGCGCCGGTTGTATTACCTATTTGTAGCTGTTCTTCATACTCACATTCGATAAATAATCTTGCCCTTTTTATAGTGTAAGAGAATCCTTCCTTTTTTTCGTAGTCATAAAACGATTGTCTGCTTTCAAAACCTAAGTAAATGGTTAATCCCGTGATAGTTGGCACTTCAATTTCTATTGCTTTTTGGTTTGGCGCTTTACCAATTATTACAGTACGTTTTTTCACACCATTTTTAAAATAGTCATCTATCTTATTTTGGAGTTCTTCGTTCGTTTCGTAAAATCCTATTCCCATTACATCTCAAATCTTTTAGTCAAATAATCTCTTAATACTTTTGTTGCTTTTAAAGTGAATGTTTCTGATAATACCACATTTACTGAATTGTCGTCTTTATTGTCCTCAGTTATGTAAAATCCTTTTATTTCGGATTCATTAAACCAGAAATCTACATACTCATCGTTTCCGTCTGAATCAAGTGCTAAAACCTTTCCTTTCATATCAATATAAAATAATTCCTTTTCACTTTACCATACCAAACTAAAAGCCGGTTGTTTTCTGTTAGATCAAGTCTGGGGCTGAAATAAACTTCGATAAGCAACATAATTATTAAGACTGCTATTAACATTTCTTTTTTAGTTTTCGTTCTATAACTGCTATTTCTATTTTGGCTTCATCGTATTTGCTTTGTGCGTTTTCTTCATTCATTGAGTTTGTTTCATATAGATTATTCCAGTAGTATTTTATAAAGTCTCGCAAAAGATGTAATTCTTTTTTTAGTTCTATGCGTTCAACTCCTGAAATTACAAATTCACTCATTGCTTAAAATGCTTTGTTATTCCACCATTTAGGCTCGTTGTTATCTATGTAGTAGAGTAGGGGAATGAATGCGCCTGTAACGCTTATAAGTAACTGAGTAATGATGTTTCCGTATGTAAAGAAATCTTTATCCCATTCTTTTATGGAATACGAAACGAAACCGATAAGATACCAAATGAAAAAAAGCATAAATAAATAATTTAGGTTAACTGCTTTACGCAGGTGACTTTTCTTTTATTTTGCTTTTATGAAAGGCTGGTTAAGCCTAATTATTTTGTAGTAAACATAACGGACTGAACCGCTAATTATGTAAAGATAGTTTATTTATATTTAATAACAAAAAATTAATTCAATTATTTTTAGGTTAATTCAATTATTTTTTATATGGCCTATAAATCCGTCAAATAATCATTTAAGTAAGTTTGGTATTTGGGTATCAATTCAACTAACGATTCTATTTCACTTAACCGATAGAATTTCCTATTATACCAAAATCCTTTTTTCATATTATTTTCAGTTGTAATTTCTTTACCAGAATGAAAATTAAAGCACTTTTTTAGATCGCTCGTGAATTGTATATAATCACATAGCTTAAATTGGTACTTCAATTCGTAACTTACTAATATTGAGTTTGTTTTATATTGCATTTTATAATGATATATATAGTTATAATTTATTTTTGTCCGACTTCTTATGTTTACGCTATTTGTCTTTATCCTTTGTCTGTTTCTTTATTTTCTCTGGTCGGTTCAATTGCCTCAAAATCAAATAATAACTCCGTATAACACGTTAAAAATAAACAAAAGCCATCTACACGCTTTTACCAGCATTTTCATAATCTAATTTTAGTTTATAAATTGACATTTCAAAAGCATAAGCAATATTATTATGAAGCTCTTTATCTGCATCAATTAAATATCTACCATAAGTTTCATTATTTTTCCAAAACAAATTAGGTGCTTGTTTTTTGACTTTTAAAAATATCTTAATAAAATTAGAAACAAATCCTTTTTCTTTGTGCGAATCACTTTTTAATTGGCTCAATATTTCTTCTCTATATTTTATCTCGCTTAAAAGTTTTAATTTTAAGTTTAGAAATTCTTGTTCGTTTTCAATTTTCATAATTTTAGNTTTTAATATTAATTGTTCCGCAAGCGGTTTGCCTACGCTTTTTTGTTTTTTTCAACGGTTATACAAATTAGTTGTAGTTTATTTTAGCGTATTAGTGTTAAAGTTTACGCTAACTTTTGCTTTCTTAAAGTCGGTGTCTTATTTTTTGTCTGCCATTTATCCGTCCTAAAACAAAACACCAACTAACCAATAAAAACAATACTTAGTTTTCGTTCAATTTGATAATTGAGTTTGCTATTTTCGCACCTAAAGTTTCCGCAGTTCTAACAATCTCATCTGCCATTAATTTTAAGTAGCGTTCAGTCATTTCAGCGGGTATGTTTAGGTTAAAGCTCTCACTTGCTTCATTCGCAAACTCGATTTTACCAACATATCTATCGTGTTGTTCCTCACCCTCTCTCCAAGAGCGTCCGTTTTCAAATTTAATTTCAATTTTGTTCAGTTTCCAATTGTCTTTNGGTGNTTTGTTTTCGTTTTCCATAATGTTTATATTAAATTAATTCGTACTNTTTTTATTGTTATCCGTTGCAGTTAATTAAAGGTTTAGTGTGACATATCGTATATTTTACGAAGTTCATTAACACCTACGGTTTGTATTCCTTTTTGATAGTTTAGTTTATTTATTTTTTTATAACCATACTTCGCTACCCACTTCTCAAAGTCTGTTTCTTTTTTGTCCTTTAACGTAACACCAACTACTGGTAAATTTAAAACTTGCTCTTTTAATCGCTTGTAGTTTTCATTAAAGCCATATCCAATACTTAATTCACCTGTTTGTGCTAAATTGTCCCATAATTCAAACAGTTCGTTTACTAACTCTATTTCTTTTTTTGTCATAATATTTTTGTATTTAATCGTTCTAATTTTACCAGTTTAAAGTTGTAATTTATTTTGTCCGACTTCTTAAAGTTTATGCTACTTTTGGCTT